TTCTTCATGTTCAGACTGGCTAGGCTATACGCTTAAAAGAAAGCTTACCAACCAGGAAAATCCGCTGACCCAAAAAAGACAGTTTGTGCCACTTTTGGCAAAAAGAACTTGTCTAAAACGAATCCAGAACAATTATGACAACTCTTAAAGCCGCCGTTGTTCCGGCCAAGGTGCTGAAAAACGGCAAACACAGAATTCGTATCGCAATTGGTCATAAACAGGAAACAAGATACATCGTTACCCGATTTGAAATAGATAATACTGCTAATTTTAAAGGAGGGCAGGTGGTAGGTGTTCCTGATGCCGCACATGTCAATGCTAAATTACGTGGAATACTTAATTCATATCAGGATGCCTTGGATAAGATAAACACATCATCCTATACTTGTACCCAACTTGTCGAATACTTGTCCTCGGTAAAGCAGGGAGCCATCTCTTATAGTGTCGCTTCGGCTGACTATATGCAGAATTTGATTAAAGAGGGGAGAAGGACCACTGCCTCCTTATATCAAAGGGCGAGTGATTACTTCATTGAGTTTGTCAAATATGATATAATGCTTGATGGAATTACTCCCCGGACCATAAAGGACTTTGATATTTATCTAAAGAATGTCCGAAGGCTGGCTCCTGTTACTTGTGGTATGCACATGGCACATTTGAAGGCAATAATCAATCAAGCAATAAGGGATAAGAAGGTATCATATGACACGCATCCTTTTGAATATTATGAAAGACCAGCAGGAATGCCCAAAGAGCGTGATATCTCGGTAGCTGACGTAAAGAAGATAAGGGATGCGGAGATAAAAGAGAAGTCTCAGCGTGTTGCCAGGGATGTGTTCATGCTTTCGTATTATCTAGGAGGTATCAATCTGATGGACTTGATGCAATACAATTTCAAAGATGCGAAAATTATGGAATATGTACGTGAAAAATCCAAAAACACAAAGAAAGGTGATATGAAGATTAGCTTCACTATTCCTGAGGAAGCAAAACCGATTATCAAAAGATGGATGGGACGTAATGGAAAGCTTGATTTTGGTTATAAATATTCTTATCCTAATTTTCGTAACTATGTAACAAAAGAAATTATAAGGTTAGGGGAGAGGCTGGAGGTAGAATCGCATGTCGTATATTATTCAGCCCGGAAATCCTTTGTCCAACATGGTTTTGAACTGGGCATACCATTGGAAACGTTGGAGTATTGTATAGGCCAAAGCATGAAATCCAATAGACCGATCTTTAATTATGTCAGAATTATGAGAAAACATGCTGATGAAGCCATAAGAAAGATTTTAGATAATCTAAAGTGAGGATTCAAGAACTAGAGCGATTGCTTCGGCAGTCGCTTCCTCTTTTTCTTTCTCTATCTCCGAGTTTAGCCGTTCTATCAAATCCACATTTCCTGTGACAATCGTTTTTGTGCCCTCAGAGGAAGAAATTGTAAGTTCATAGTGTCCATAGCCTATAAACTTTTTAGATAGTTGATGAGTAGTTGGGGCTAATTTTGACATATGCAATTGCGTTAGTCTGCGGAAAAAGAAAACGGTTCCGCTTTCCCGTTGCGTTACATATCTTTAATGTCGGGATACAGTGTAGCCATTAAGCATACAACACGGGGGTCGGAACCGTATATGAAGAAGCTACGGGCATGTATGTTGTCCGTAGCTTAACGGTCGGAATCTCGACACTAAACAAAATATGTAACGCAATGCAAAGATGGGTATTTTATATGACTTTACAAAAAACAAAATAGGAAAATTTCAATAAAGCATAGGGGTGAGAGATTATAAAAGGGTAGGGAAGGCAGCTTATTAGGCTGCCTTCCACAATTCTTCATGGACCATTCTTCGGAATTCTTCACTTTTGGCGAAATATAATAGCATAAAAACAGCCATTACGACTATAATAAGAATATGTGGAATTTTAGTTTCCACAAAAATAGAGACTATGGCGTGAAGCAGCACTATGTCATTTTTGGGTGCTTACTACTCATAGGAATGCAAAATTAAGCTTCATAATATATAGCCATCGCAACATATTGTTCATCACTCAGATTTACAACTTCAATAATCTTCTGAACTCTATTAATTGCCAGAAAACGATTTACCTTCATTTCGACTTCCTGAAATGAAGTTCCTGTTATAATCGTACATTTAATCATAATTATTCATTTATATGGATTCTACCTTCATATTTGCGTATATAGATTCCTCTTTATCAGAATACATATCAGATTGAACTAAGCGAATATAAGAACTCATTCTTGGATCAGTAAACCTATATACCCCTTTTGTTAATCTTCGCAAAATCTTATCATTAGAATTGGAAACAAGTTTACTTAAATATTGGTTCAGTCTTTGTTGAGTTATTTCCTCATCAAAGATAAGATTGTAAATAAAACGAATGGATTTACTTCTAATAAATTCATCATAACATAATGCTGTCGCATATAAAATCTTTCTATAAACAATCATTGTAGAAGATGATTTTACGGTCTCATCATAAGACTGTCTCAATGAATTCTCACAATCAAGGATAGATTTTTCTATAGCTTCATTAACGTCATCTATATCAATGTCTGTTACTTCATTTATAATAGCTCCTTCTGCTGATTTTAATGAAATCAAATGGGTAAAATGAGGATAGCCAGAGCTTAGTCTGCAAATACGAAATTTAGCATCTCTTGTAAAATTCAATTTTAATTTAGCTGAACCGCTATTTATAATATCAACCAGTTCTCTTTGAGACATCTTGGACAATTTGATTTCTTTCAAACATCTTTGTACTGAAGGATGTCCTGCTGTTAATTCTTCAGCTGATTCCGCAATTCCAACCACAAATATTTTAAAGGAGGAATTCGAATCACTCAATAATTTAATTAATTCAGCGACTTTATGCTTATCCTCTTTGTTTTGTATAGAATCGAATTCATCAATAAGCAATAGTGTATTAAGATCCTTCAATTTTTCATAAATCCAAGAAGGAGATTGCACCTTATCCATAAATCCATTGTACTCTGTACTCTCTTGACACCCAATACCCTTTATGGAAAAGCTACCTGAAATATTTTTTGATTGTATTGATATATCTATACCGCATTTCATCAATGCACTTTCAAATATGGTACTAAAAGAATCTGATTTAGAACAACGTTTTATTACCAAATCCTTTCCTGCTATTTTAATAAGTTTGCTTGATGCAATATTAGCTAGAGAGCTTTTTCCAACTCCCCTATCGCCAAATAACAATACATGCTGACCTGGCGTATTCAACGTAGAAAGAATCTGTTGCACTTCAGTTATTCTTCCTCTAAACAAGTTTTCTTGATTAATAGGAGTATGAGGAGTAAATACATTGCGAACTCCGCTTTCCTTTAATCTTCGCTCATCTTCGTAAAAAATTTCCTCTGATTCGCACATCTTAATTTAATTCAATAGAGTTGTTCTAAAATATATCGACAAAGATAGCAAAAAAATGAATATAGATATAAGAATAGACGTTTTATTATTGAACTTTACCACATAAATATATTATAACTCACTCCAACACCCACATACCAACCTCCCAGATAACCATACCCAATCTGCAAGCCCGATCCCCAGCGCTTCTTCTTCTTCTTCTGCTGCTGCTTAATCGTATGATAAATATCATTTGTCACCGTCTGATACACTATCTTAGGAAAGACCTTAAACTTTCCACTCAATACAAGTTCTATTCCCTGAAGGATACAGGTATAACGAACATGCTACGACATTTATGATGTGTCAAGTGTACGCGATCAGGCCCGTCACAGCAGCATATTAATGACGGATATCTACACGCCCCATGATATACAAGAGGCCAATGACCTTATAAAAAATTACCAGGGGAACTTTTGATAGACAAACATCAGGCCGACGTACCTTTGGAACGTCGGCCTGGTATACTAATGTTGTTTCGCCACCAGTACAACAAAAATTAGTACAGTTACACAAACACAGACAAAACCGATTTGTTTAAGCAGCGTGGATTCTTTTTTATCCTTTACCCCTTCAGTCTTGGTTTTCTCATGGATATCGGAAGTGGTTTCCTTGTCAGCTTTCACCTCCGTACTGTCTTTGGTTGCAGTTTCCTTCTTTTTATTCTTGCTGAAATCACCTTCTACATGCCCGTCAGCCAATAACGGAGGTTTCCCGGTCAGGCTGTCGGGCGGTTTTCGGGTATCATAGATACGGAAATCAATCACATAGCTGCCATTAGTGGTTATCAGCTCTCTTAAAGAAGTAGTAGACCCATGTACGATATTGACCGATTCACTCGTGCTGTCCTTCCTGATTACTTCTGTGTCGGATTTGGCAACCTTATGTGAACTGCCACATGACAATAGAAGAAACAGGCACATAAAGGGAGCCAGCAATATGTGCTGGCTTACCCAGTTCATAACCTTAGCCAACATAAGAGATATCATTTATACGGTTCATCCAGCCCCGTTTGAACTTGTTATTTGCAGGGCGCTTCCGGCATATATCCTCGATGAAATCAAACCGTGCAATCTTGATCTGATCAAACAGTTCACGAGGATTACGGGAATTGACTGCGACAAGTGTCTTAGGCCCGACAATGCCGTCAGGAATCACGCCAAGCAAATCCTGCGGTATTTTGATACCGTGCACTCCGCTTGCCCAGATCCAATCGACAAGGATATTTGCCACAGACTGATCCTGTATCGAATCAGCTTTCCATCTGTCCCAATAATACGGTTTGAGAACACGATTAACAACGTCCTCACGAGTAAGCAGATGTAGATCATCCACATCTATGTCACCGTCACCATCCTTGTCATAGCCGCACGATTTCCATGCGCCGATAGTCACTCCCATATTGGTAGCCCCACCCAAATCGTCAGGGTCATTTACAAAACCGCCTTCCCACTTCAGGATAAACGGTGCAAGTTTTCTTACGTCAGCCATTTTTCTTTTCCTCCTTATCTTTAATTAATGTAGTCCTGCGTGGTGGAATACGACGACCGCATTCGCTGTCAGGCCTGTCACAACGGTTATGCTCGGCATCTTTCAATTGCAGTTCCAGTTCGTGGCACTTATGAATCCATGCCAGCTTATCAGACTGTTCATTACGAAGCTCAACGTATAACGCATCAATCTTGGCGTCACGCTGGGCGATGCGTTCTTCCAGCCAGTCAACCTGCTTACGCTCGTTCTCATCCTCCATCGAATCGGCGGACGCATCCTCTTTCCGTGCGTTAGTCTTGCGGTTCACCCAGAACGTGACACCCCAGCGGACAGCCTCCAATCCTCCGAAAGCCCCGATTATAGCCAACCAGTCGTTTAATTCCATTTCGTCTATTGTTTATCTGAATTATAAAAATACACACCTCAAAGATATCCCTATCCGTTTGCATCATCGCTGCCAAAGCCCCGAAATCCATTGCCACGATATGACAATAAAAAAAAGAGCCTGCTACGGAATTTAATCCGCAACAAGCTCTTGGTCTTACACATCTGCAAAGATAAAAAATCACATTCCTGTTTCAAACTTTTTCACCTAAAAAAATAGTAGAAATAGATACATGGTAGAAAGTGGGTAGAATCCTAAGAAAAATATCTTTTGTTCTACCCTATTTTTTGAACAGAATTTATCTGATTCATTTCCAATGCTGTTTCCAAGTTCCCCCGGAACTTAGGCTAATAACAGGAGATATTATGGTAAAAATGCATAAACTGACCAAGGGTGGACAAACCATATTCCCGGCTACCATCTATGATGCGGTGGTCAACCCCAATACACGAAAAAGTCTGACTACGGAACTTTCAGAGTTAGAAAATGAGGAAATTTATTTAAAGACACAAATAGAAGGCTCTATAGATAAAGATCTTATAACAGAAAATACAGTATGGATAGATGGCACATGGGATTGGGAAACAAATTCGTCTGCGGGTAGCAATCTTCAAAAACAAAATTATAAGCATACCAAATTGACAGATGTAGGATATTATGATACTCTAAAAATGTCAGGACTATCAGAGAAAGTAGACATCTCTGATATTTTTCCTTCAATTAGTATTTATAGTGGTAGCGAACAAATAGAATATTTGAGGGGTAGTTCTGCGGTTATTAATATGGATAAATATTCCGACAGAAGCAATATTAACATCATTATTCAAGCAAAACAAGATAACTCTATAACTCCTTCTGTTATTGCCAATAGCAAAGCCAAAGTGGTTAAACCTGAAGAACTTATATCTATCCAATCTTCTATAAATAAAATAGAAGGGTTGGAGAAAGATGTCATAGGTGTCCTTACTTGGAATAAAAAAAGATGGGTAACAGGAACAAATCAACCTAATGGCGGGGAGTTGGGATATAATGCTGTTCAAAAAATTAGGTATGCAAGGATTGACATCTCAGAATATGATAGTATTATTTGCGATGGATTATTAAATGGCTCATCCATAAGCACAAGTGCATCTGCATTAAATGGTATATGTATTTATGGTGATAATACCCTTGTTAAAGAAATTAGAGATGCAAGTGGTGAAACCATTATTAATACATCAGACTATTCCCAATATACCAAGTTGGAATTAATTTTACAATGTAAATCTACTTCAGATGATGAATTTATTCCAAAAAAAGATTCAAGTATTATAGTCATAATGGATAGTTCTGTAGCTTCAAGAGAAGATTTTAATAATTTATCTGATTCTGTTGAATTTAATACCACAGAAATACAAAAAATTAATTATTTAATTTCTGGAGCAGATAATATAGATATATTTAATTCTTTTACTTGGAATAAAAGAAGATGGCTTACGGGGGCAAATCAACCGAACGGAACAACTCAAGGTTATAATTCAATACAAAAATTATGGAGCACAGATAAATTAGATATATCTAATTATGATACAGTTACTATTAAAGGACTATCTAATAATGGTAGTCTGTCTAATAATACAAATAGGTTGTCAGCTTTTATACTGTATGGAGATGATAATGTAATTTATGAATTAACAAACGGAACAGGACCAGTAACTATCAACACATCAGATTATTCTCAATATACAAAATTAGAACTTATATTACAGACAAAATCTACTTCAGATAATGAATTTATTGCTGTTGGAGAACCAAGTATCATTGTTTATAAAGCAGGAATTTCTTCTGAAAAGCCTAAGCCTAAAAGAGTTGTTATAGTAGGAGATTCACTGTGTGGTAATAATAGTGCATTGATAATAAAACAACTTAATAATATATTTAAATTTACAGGATATGAATTAATTCAAAGATGCCAAGGTGGTGAAAAAACTATTGGCAATTTAACAAGGGCAGGAGGTATAGGTATAAGGGTTAAAGGTGAGTTTACTATACCAGCCAAAGGCCCTGTTATTTGTGCTTTAGAAAGCGCATGGATAAAAAGTGACGGAATTTATCACGACGCACCTTATGTTGCTATATCAGATGGGCAAAACGTACAGGTAGTTATTAATGGTATAAGAGGAAATTTGGCAAAGCAAGCCATTGACGCTGTTGGTATAGCATTTTATACAGAGAATGGCACATTTATAAAAAGTCTATCCGAGACTGGCACCCATTCAATTCCATCTACTGCGACAAAATATACATTCACAATAAATAATCCAAATGTTGGAGAACCACATATTACAATAAACGAAGATACGGTGGACATTAAAACTAATGCAACAAGAGATGGCTATATAGATAGTAAGGGACAATATCATTACTCTGAATTATTCAAGTGCAGTGAGCTGCTGCCTATAAAACAAGGAAAAATTTATTTTGACAGCTTAGCCACCTCTTTATTGTATGAATTTACAAGGTTGGAAGAAGGAAGAGAAACAAAAATAGGTGTAGGCAATGTGTTTTTTGACGCTGCATTGTATGATGACAAGGATTATCCTCATATATGGTTTACAGGTCAGAATTATGGATACGAGTCAGAAGAAGATTGGGCTAATATGGTCAGTTCATCGGCTAATAATTTTTCTGAGAAGTATATTGTCTGTTCTACGCCCTTGTCCCTTACAACTAATCAGCTAGTCTATCAAGCTAATAAATGTTTTGGTGCAAGATATATCAATCTTCGCGCTTATACTCAAGGACAAGCCAGTTTATGATGGACAAGCGTTGGGTATTATAGAAGGTCAATATACAGCATCGGATTATGAAACACTCTTTTGGCCCGGCAGTGATAAAATTCATCAGAATAATTTATTATCCTATATTTGGGCTGCTAAAATGTGGAATACTTTGCTTGAACTTGGTTATGTGGAGGGAGAAAGAATAGAAACCGGGGATTATTATCTACCATAACAATAGAGTAACTCGGAAAGCTGTAAGAACGGACTAGCAGATTAAATCCTGTTAGTCCGTTGGTAACAACTTAAACGACAAAAAGTGGAAGACTATACTTATTATTCATCATTTATATGGATTGCATCTAATTTAAAGGCATTCGTGTTTTTTTCCATTTGATACACTTTTATATCAGGATTTAGTTTTTTAGCAATCTTGATTAATCCACTTTCTTTTTCGTTAATGTTTACCCCAAAATATATGGATTCAAAACATTCTCCTCCAATTCTAGGAAAAGCTCTTACCTCTTTCCAGTCTACTAGATCACTTTTATTATTTGGGTCAGGTAACATAATCCATGGAAAAGGATTGAAAATAAACATACGTGCTTCTTGTTCATGTTCCCAGACTTTAGCTTTTGTGCACATTTGATAATGAAAGAAATCTTCTTCGTTTTGGAAGTAATCCGGTTTTTCAATAATATCACGATATTGGACTTCATGAGCATGTTTATCAACTATCTGTCCAAGTGATGCATCGAAATATTTAGCCACTTTCTCCATATTCAAGCCGATACAAACTCCTCTATGATTATTATAATAAGCCCACATCAATAACGAATCAAAGACTTTTGACAAGCAGCATACCCAAACGTCCTCCCGATTCTTTCTATATTGGTCAAATGCAAGCGATTCAATAATATCCGGTGTCCATGTTTTACACCTTTCATAAGGTACTTTAGAGAAGTCTATTAAATTGGGATCGCAGTCGAAAGGATCGTTGAATTGCATCGCATTAGTAAACTGGAGAGTTCTATTTGAAAGCATCATTTTTGCTCCTTCAATATCAAGATACTTGTAAAGAACGGAATTCTTTGTTCGGCTTCGGTCTGTATGTTGTTGATCTGATTTCATATTATCATTATATATTAATTTATAACTATATTTACCCTCTTTTCTAAAAGAAGTTTTGAGATACAAAAGTACATCTTTATTTGAAAATTAATAAAGCATATAATAAATAATGAAATATGATCATAAAATTATATCTATTGGCATAAATGCTTTTAAAAAGCAATGACTATTTAAAGGATGACTCTCTTGAAGAGTGCACCCTTTAACATTCTAGAACCATTCTGCATCCGGATGCACTTCTACGGACAGATGGTTCATTATTTTGGTGATTAATTCTCGTATCATAAGTATATTATTCCATAATGTCTGAAACCCCATACGGGTTATCCAATGCGGCAATCACACATTTTTGAGCGATATCAGCTCTTCTGTCAGTAACCGCTATGATTCTGTAATTCGTTTTGTCTTCCTTAGTCGTCCGGTATGTATTCCCTGTAAAGTTTAAGCGACTAAGTTTATAACCAATCATCTGCCATAAGGCTCCTCCTACAAGATATCTTCCGATCCCTTCTGTCATGTGCAGACAGTCCCTGCTCAAATCTGTACCATAATGCCAGTTCATAAAATTATTATCCTTACCGGCCATAAATGGAAAATCTACCGCAGCCTGATTCAAGTCAGTCATTGATTCAGCCTCTTCTATGGTTGGGACCACGGTTGTTACAGGAGTGCCCGTTTCCGGATTGGATTGAGACACAACTCCCTGTATGGTCGTGTCGGTCCTTAAAGACGTGCCTCTGGCATTTTGTACGGCTGTTCCGGAAGGGATGACGAATTTTACTTCCGGGCAATGTTGCAATACCTTTTGAGCCAAGCGACACAATTCCGTATACATACCCAGCTGCCTCTGTTTTTGATTAATGCCGAAACTCAGCCACTTGTCCTTCGAACCTTGCGATGATGAAAGCGTATGATATACGCTGTACGCCCATGTCATGTTGAAACAGATTACAGGATGCGAGAACAGGCAACATCTATCAATGATGTCAGCAAACAGATTCACATAGTTCTTGGTAATATTCCCTTTCTCGTCCTGATCCCAATAGGTTGACTCATCTGCGGATTGATATGCTCCGTTCTGGATTACCACAAAATCCCACGCTTCATCGGACAAGGCTTCTTTTACCGTACTGGTGCCATTCTCCCAGGCAATGGCATTCAAATTCCACTTATAGTAGGATATTTTGCGGTCGGATTCGTAAAATGTTATATAATCCTTAATTCCAGAAGCGCCAACATAAAGGTTGCCGATAACAATATTAAAATTATAACTATGCGCTATATCTCCAACGTAATTAATCGTGTCAACCCCAAAGGAAGAACCAATGAAAAGTATCTTAAGAGAATGATAAAAATCAGTGATTTTTACATCATTAATATGCTTATGGATAGACTCATTGACATCACTGATTTTTTCGTCAAATCCTTTAATCCGAAATCCCTTGAAATAGTAACCGGTAATCTTCTCAACTGCCTCCGAAGTGCCAAAAAATGCCATTTGCATCGCATCCTCAGTGAGTTTGTAATAAGTACCGCTGTCCTGATAGGAGATGATGGATGATGTATTAGTTGAGTTTTTGAACTTCATATTCAGTCCGAGACTGTTGGCTTTTACTTGTTTTCCAGCCTTGTCATATACAGAAATCAAGTCACCGGCTTTCAAAGTTATGTCATACAAATTTTTAGTGCGCAAATATCCTTCCATTGAATCTGCTTTCAGATTCTTACCCTCACCTGTCCAGCGTCCGGTAACCAGATCATCCTCATTAATATATATGCGTCCAACATTACCACCGTTAACCGATTCGTCAATATTAAAAATGTGTTCTATATTGTCGGTTGTTGACTGTTCCAAAGACTCCACACTTTCTGTCAGTTCACTGATTTTATCCTCGGCTCCTTTCACGTAAGCCCCCTTAATCACAAACCCGTTCAAAAACTCCACATTGGATGTTTCAACTGTCATATAAATCTCAACGGCGTCAGTATTTCCAATCAGAATACCATTACCGGAATCATACCAGCTCCATTCCGCCTTGTTTTTTGCGGAACCCCTGAATTTGAATGTTATGCCATAATCATTCATTTTCACTTGTTTTCCGGAAGCTTCATACATTGTTAAAATAGCACCACTTTTAATCAAAGTACTCACCTCGGTATTACGTTTATAAGAAGAGTTATCATTATGAGTCAATGATGATCCTTCTCCCGTCCACTGGCCTGTTACCCATGAATGGATATTGAGATTGATATATCCGGTATCGCCGCCGTTTAAGGAACTTTCTAATTCGGAAATTTCCGTAGTCAGACTTTTTCGTGTATTGGGGTTGACCACCGCATCATAGATGGTAGCCGGGAATATGGTTTGTCCACCCTTGGTCAGTTTATGCATTTTTACCATAATATCTCCTGTTATTAGCCTAAGTTCCGCCGGAACTTGGCCCGTTGTTATTTTATGTAATTATTTATTAATCTTAAAATCACTCAGCACATCTTCATACTCATTATCCGACAATGGGAACGCCTGGATCGCATTATATGCGGCATAATCCGGATAGGGAATGATCTCCGCTGTGCTCTCATCCGTCTTGCCGGAAACGAGGATAACACCTGTAATCTCCACCGATACAAGATTGCAGATACCATCGGCAAAATCAGCATCAGAAAGATAGTATTCGCGTTTGACCGACAGAGTGCCAGGACGGAGTCCATGCCTGTCAAAAATGACCAGCAGACTACCATCATCAAGCCTACGGCAGTTCTTGTACCCGTGCCCGTCAAACTCCGCAACAACACATCCCGACAGGACTGTACGGTAAGTGAACCGGAAGGGAGTATTCACATCCCCATTCAAGTTCTTCTCTATGATCTTAAAATCGGACTGATAATTAATTTTCATACCTATAATATTGATGTTACATCGTCTATCTCCTCGGCTTTCAAGATGCCGGAAAGGTCAACACTTCCACCGCCTCCGGTTGTTCCTGTTTCGCTCCATACGCCTCTCTTCGTACATTGATATATAGGACCGGGTATGGTATCCCCCACGACAGCCCAGTCGCCCACAACTGGAGATGGGACAGCCGCTTTCAGCGAATCAAGAGTGGAAAACAATCCCTTGTTGCGTATAGCGTTCTGCTTGACCTTCTCCACTTCAGTGGAGGTCTTGCTGAAGTTGTTGTTAAGACGATCTACCGCCTCACTCCAAGTACCTGTTTTATTAATACTATTAAGTTCCATATCACTTTCTGACCTTTAACACTCCATTTGTCACTATTCCTTCAAGTGTTTCATATTCCACATATACCTGCCCGGAGCTAACGTTATCTTTAGACGGCCAATTACTGCATTCAATATCGGCAATATACTTGGAAACACTGACTCCTGAAAATACAGGCTTCATACCAACCTTCAGAAACTCACCTTTTGATCCGTAAAAAAAGACATTATCTGAAGATAGTCTGATATCTGTATTCTCTACAAGATTCTGTAATCTGACACGCTCTGGATATACGGTGGTTTCAAAGACCAACTGGTCTTCAACATACTTTCTCAGGATAAGATCTCCATACTCCCACCCATCTTCGGATTTATCAAATTTCATAATAAGAACAGGATTTCCATCGGCTGTATACATTTCAAGAGTGTTTGTTTCCGGATCAATAACAATACGTTTCCCATCTACAGAGGTTTCCATTTTACCTCGAAAAAATCCGCCCAAAGCATAGATATATCCACGAAAAAAAGCATTACCGCCATGAGTAGCTACAAAGTTTGCCATATTCGCCCATTCTTCATCCGTAGGCTGGTAATTAGGATCATTACGAAACCTCATTACGGTTAATATAGCCTGTTGCAGCGTGCCACCTGCCCAGAATGCCACATCATCATCGTCATTGTATATGCCGCTCACTCCGGCTGTGACCTTTTGCATCTTACCATCCTTGTAGTTGCCCAGTTGGATCATATTGGCAAGGATCAAACCGCCAAGGATATCCACAGATCCATCCTTAATCGCGCTGGCAATATAATTGATTGACTGAAAACCGGCTGTTGCCTTGTCGTTATCCAAAATGGACAGTTTCCAGTCTGTGGCAATGGTCCCTCTTTCTAGCTGAAGATCACAAACGGTTGCGGTACCGCTAAGCATGAAAATACCTGTACCGTTAAATGCGAACTTGAAAGTGTATCTTTGATAATCGGACGCAAGAGGCTGAGTTGTGCTGAAATCACCACACGAAACAGCCACAGACGTACCTTTAGCCTTAAAGGATATAACATAATTTTCATTTTTAATCAAGGACACGGATTGGGACAAACTACCGATTGATGCAGAATACCCAGAGCCGGCAGCACTATCTGCGGATACAGTAGCCACTCCCGTCCAATACTTTAATTGCTTGCTGAAAAGCTCGGTGTCCGCCGATAATTCGGTAGTGGCAGACAGTTCCTCTGTTTCATAATCCCCAGTAAACCCGGAATTACGCAACAGATTGACACTTCCGACAGCCGCGTTGTCTATCGCATCCTGAGCCTTTTGGGCCAGATCGGCAGCCGCCTGTATCTCATCCGGCAAGCCTTCCATATTCTTCCACCCGGTAGATCCCTGCTCGATATGAAACATACCCTTGATATCCACACCGCCTTTCTGGCTATATCGAATATAGGTACTCTTATCCTTAGCGCCTATATAAGCGTCACCATACACATTGATATAGGCGTGTCCGGTAGACTTGTCGAAGCCCAGCCCGATAACTTCTTTACCCGCCAAAGAAAATGTATTGATACCTTGATAAAAAGTGATAGAAGGCGAAGTTTCGTTTACTGATGATAAGATTATAGCTGCCTGACGGGTGATATCCGTCAAGTGCCCAAGCCCGATGATATCATCACCGGCAGCCGGGACATCACTGTCCTTGTCGGCATTGGTTTTGCTCAAATCAATATAGTCAGATCCTACACCTGTCACCTCACGCCAATAGTAGCGGTTGGATACATTGTGAGATGTACCTTCTTTAATGTTAAATTCTTGGGCTAATGCTAATGTACCGACTGTAAATTCGTTATGGACTGTCACTCCATCAACTTCCGACAAAAAGAAACAACGGTAGCTCTCATCAAGTTCCTCCACCCTGACACACTTCATACCGGCCGGAGATATGATCTGTTCACCACCTACATGCGTCTTCTTCTTTACTTCAAGCTCGTCAAAGACAGCCTTAATCTTCACATACAAGCGGTCAACAACGGCTTGTGTCGTACCATCTTCCAATACAGTCCAACCGCTACCGTTTTTACCAATCAAAAGACCTTTCAAAAACGTGATCAGCTCATTGGCAGTGTCTTCTTTATCTTTGCGTAAAAAGTATTTGGTGAGCTTTTCTATATCAGAATTATCCATGTTTTCTAGAATCCCGATAAATATGCGCCCAATTCTTTCAGCTGTATTCTCTCCTTCTGTAGATGCGTTTCTTACTTGAAGAGCCAGTTTCTTTAATATGTCAACAGAATCGCTCATTCTCCTATTACACGAAAAACAGTTCTATTAGATTTTAATTTCCCTTCACCGTTATAAAGTGGCATACCGCATTCTTTTAGGTAAAGCACGCATTCTTTCAGGTAGCGGTCAGCTATACTACATGCATCGCTATACACCATCATCTTTTCCTTGAATACTGTATGACTGCTATATTCACCTTCCTTGTTCACGAAGCCGAAACGGGATACATTTCCATCTCCATTTTTGACAATACAGGCATAGGTATAATAAGCCAAAGCTACGCGAAGTCCAGTGATGATTATCTTCTTTTTACATTTAGTTTCATAAGTACCTCCGTCAAGCAGTAGCTGGTATTTTTCAGGATTTTTTTTCACGTCAAGGAACAGTTCGTCTCCCAACGCTGATTTGATGTAGATATTCTCCGACTCACGGATGTAGGTTTCTATCTTGTCAGGATCGAGATGTACAGACATTCCGCGAGACAAAGCCGATACCTCATCTGTTGTTATTAGATACTGCTGCATTTCGTACATACTTTAATGGTTCCACACTATAATCATTAGAGGGGTTGACTACTTCATACCAATAGCTGAATATACGGCTAAAGGTACGCTCTATTAAGCGCTGTTGCTTGCTTACGATAGAATTGTAATACTCGAAAGCATCTTCCAAAATATCGCCTGAGAATCCGACTTTACCAATACGGATGCAATACCATGGCTCTTGGCCATAAGCTGAATAAATACGTTCAACCACACTTGCGTCAGTAACGGTAAATTCTTTGTCGTAATTTTGTGAGTTCAGATTTATTATTTCAGGTTTTTCCTCATCGCTTTCTAAAGTAACTTCCATAATCTTTCCTGCATTCGTATCACCTTGCAACTGGATGAGTGTATTTGAGAAACTGTCGTCATCGTCCGTATCTTTCACTTCGTTGCCTTCTTCATCAAAGGTTATGTTCGATCCCTTTTTGGTGAATACCATAGCGCCAGGGAAGAAATTATTTCGTACATTTCTGTACTTGACATTGGACAGCCCTTCATCGGTACTCATTTCTGTAGCCACCCGGTCACCTTTCCCGACAGGATAAGTATTTTTCCCGGCCATTGACACCCATAGGATTTGACCTTTGTAGTATTCAATGCCTCCGGCTGCTTCTATTTGAGCTAGTATAACATCTTTTTGAGGGTTAAAAACATCTATATAGTCGATGTTTTCTTTCTTGACCTGCAGAGCTTTCCCTTTACGTGTCTTCTTTCCGCTCCAGTCTGGATGTACTGCTATTTTTGCCACATAACCGTTTTCATCTTCTTCTGTCAGACGGCAATTTTCAAATGGTACGTGCTGCATCTCCACTATCTCACAGAAAACATTGTAGTTAACATGGATTGCTATTCCATTGAGTTCGGACATGTCTTTACATAGTAACATGTGCACATCATCCAATGTGTCACCTTTTCGATTGACTACATATTTGGAAAAAGCAACCTCACGGAATCCGTTTCCTTCAATGAAGTCAGCGAAACGGTCTGAGCATTCAGATGCAGTAGAGCTTGCAGCAATGATATTCTTTAATGTCTGCGGATATAGGTTGTCCTGTCCGTAGGCTTGAATTCCTAGATTTTGTAAATAGCATTGTATCAATGCGGTTACTGCTTTTCTTTTTTAGATCTCTTACTCTCATATTCGCGAGGTTTACGTTCGTCCTTTATTTCTTTTATTCAACTTTATCTTCGCCTTCTCCATTCATTGCGTTCACAATTTCAATGGCCTTGCTTAGATGCAGATTCAGAACTTTTTTACTGATTTTCTTGCCGTTGATTTGGAAATCTTTCAACGTGTCAGCCACGGATTCTTCAGAAACTCCGTCTTGTAATGATTCTACCATTGAATCAAGCAGGCTTTGATTGTATCCACATTTGTTAACACGTTCTTTCCAGTCCGTAGGTACATGGGCGAAATAAATTTCACCTTTCGGATTTTTGGCAAGGTACTTTTCAGCAACTTCATCAGTGAGGTTGTCATTAGTGTACATTTTATTGCTTCCGAACTCCGATTGAAGCAGGACACCATTCTTTAATATATAATTACATTTTTCTTTCATACGGTTATTCTTTTTGATGTAAACAGTCATTTCGATTACAGCATCGCGATAGCAGTCGTTACACGATGTCTTGGTGAATTCTTTTCCTAATACTTCCTTGTACAATCTTTCTATCTCCGATTTATCAGAAGAGGAGTAGGAGGGAAGTTCTCCTAGCTCCTTTAATTTATCAACCACTTCTTCTAACTCCATAATCATTCAGTTGGTTTTGTCAGTGTTTCAACAAGCGTTTTTGTCGCATCGTAAGATGTTTTGTACAAGAATAATGCTGATTTGGGAACCTTGGTTTCTTGCAAAGAGATATTCCATCCCCCTTCCGTTTCTTCGGAATACTTGTCATTGCCGATCTCTGCGGCTTTCAAACCTTGGTAGTAACCGTAAACCTGGAAAGCTGAATCTCCCGGATTTTCGGTTTTATTTAACCCTTTGGCTTTATTTTCCAATACAACGACAAAATCACCGTTAGCAAGCCCGTCAATAATGTCATTGCATACATCGGGGTCATTTGCTAATACAACCATGTTCACTGTGTTAGTAAACGTGTTACGATAGGTTCCTGTTGCCAAGGTTGTATTGGTACCAGTAAAGGGGGTTGCACCGAATACCTGTACCTTGTAACCTTTTTTACCTGTTTTCAGTGCAAGAGTTTCGATCACATTCTTACGGGTTGCGTTGAATGTAACCGCACCGAAATCCACGTCTGCGCGATTCATTATCACACCTTCCTGTTCCAGCCCGGGAACGATAGGATCATCGCACGATGGTGCGATGTCCTTTTTGATTGTTATATCACATATTGCCATATTTGCTCTTTTTCGTTAGTATGCTACCTGTACCAACTCATCTTCGCCAATCATGGAACCTAATTTTCCTGTTGAATAAATGTAGTTCTTGCGGGCTTTCTTATCAAACCAGATATCCAAGTCCGACATCGGTTCGGTGCCCTCACATCCATACATCAAGTTCTCAGGAGAACATAAAACAGCACGATGCGGTAAGTTAAGTTTGGTTTTGTTGTTCTGATAGGCTTGAATAAATCTATCCCAAATGGAACATTTAACGATGGTTGTTCCATCGTATTTGCTGACCTCTACACCGTCAAATACAACTTCCCAGGGCATGATTACCTTGTACTTTTCTTTCATATCGTGAGTCAGAGCATCGCACATTGACTTGGTGGCGAAAATTGCGCATCCGTCTTTTTGGAAAATCCGGCTGTCGGCATCTTGCAACATCGCATCGAATATTGATGTGGCAATGCCTGTTTCTTTCATCTTTGATTTTTGTAATGCATATGATTCTTCTGCGTTGGCTGCAATTTCAGTGTGCTGTTCGGCATTGTTGGTACAGATGGCAAACAGACGTTTGAAAAAACCGTCACATGTTTTAAATAGTTCGATGTTTACTCCGTCAGTGATTTGACCACCTCCAGTGACAGACGCTGCTGATTTATCTCCAAACCATGTAAAACGCCACATCATTTTCATCATAGCTTCAGACAGCTTCGGCAGTACAATACCGTCCATATATTCGGTCGATGTCAGGTCTCCTATATTTGTTCCCGTTTTAAGGCAGTACTTGGCAATGGTGTTTTCCAAGTCTGTATAGCACATTTCCAAAGGAATTTGCCAATCCCCGATTTCCCATTCCTTTTGGGCGGCAGCGATAGCCACTTTTTTATATTCAGGGTCGCATCCGGAGCCGGCTACTCCGACATCTTCCATTTCACCGATAAAACCAGCTTTTTTACCGTTAGTCACATTGGGCATAAACGTCATGAAACGCTCCATGTCCTCGTTTTGAAAGACTGTTAACTGAATAAGGTCTTTCAAGTCTTTTACAGCCTGATTATCAGGTGTAAGTTTGTCAAAATCTAAAATAGGCATTTCCCCTCCTTTTATTACTTGTTGTTTCTTTTTTCTCTTTCTTCACGAAGTTTTCTCTGAATAGGCGTTTCATTTTCTTCTACTCCTTTTATACCCTTGTTGAACGTTTGGGTACGAGCTGACACTTTATAAGTACTACAATGTTTTGCCAGCCAGTTTTCGCCCCCGGCCATACGGACTGCGTTCAGAATCTTGTTGTCCTCAATGGTACGGGCATTCGTCTTTAGAGAAGCATTCTCAGTTTCCAACTCTTCTATACGGGCTTTTAAAGCTTTCACTTCATCCTCTTCCAATTCATCAGGATCTTTAATTTCTGTAATAACGCCATCTGTCACAATGATAGTCTTTCCGTCAGGCATGACATGTTCGCCATCGGGACTTGCTGTATCTCCTACTTGGGGTTCACCTTCATCTCTTTCCACGGTAAGCGTGTTACCTTCGGCATTTGTCAATTCCATAGATACGACCTGTACGTCTTCAATTTTTTGATAGCCGCATTTGGCCAGCAGCCTGTCTATGATAGTCTGCTTCACTGTTACTTCTTTTTCTTTGTTCATTTTTTTGTTATTAAATGTGTAAGTTCTCCCTTTGGCAGTTGTAGGCATAAGAACGGTCGTGATAAAACCTAATTGTTTGGCTGTTTCACCACCAAACCAACCGGCTTTATTCATTTGGGCTTCGATAACTGAGGCTTCCGATCCTGTGCGTTCTACATACAAAGCTAGCATCTTGTTTTTTTCACTCTCCAAGTTTGATTTTATTGATTCTAGGGTTTCAAGATCAAGGTCTCCATCGTATGAAGCCATATAAGGCTTGTGAATAAGAAACTTTGCATGTGGATAAGCAAAACGTCTTTCTTTTGCAGCGGCCAATAATATCACGGTTGCCATGGATGCACATCGTCCTACTGCAGTACAGCTGATTTGCTTTCCTGAAGCACGTAAGGCGTCATAAATGGCATACCCTTCAACGGCATCACCACCGCATGAATGTATCTCAATATCAATAACGTGGTCATTCGGATCTATCCAAGATAGGAAATTTTGAATATCGGGAAAAGACAATCCCTCTTCACCAGTTAGATACCAATTTTCCATTTTGTCTTTATCCGCAACAATATCTTTGTTGATGTATAATTTCGCCATATATAATCTATTTTGAAGCAAAGGTAAAAAACGGTATATGGCTATAAGAATTTCAGAACACAATAGCACTGACACGCTTTGTCAGTAAAAAAATAAGGGGAAGAATAATCTTCCCCCTTATTGAATTGAAACGTCAACGGACAACCTGTCAATGACTCTATAGATGGTCCTTTCTGAAATGCTGTATTCATCTGCCAGGTACTGCATGATATATGCCTTTTTATGACCTTCAGCCGTAAGACGGGTGTAGTCTTTATACATTTCTAGGTATTTAATATCTGATGCATCTAATGACATTTCAGACATTATCCTAAGAGTGTTCCTGTTTATATATAATAGTTCGTATGCTTTCATAAACTACCGCTTTCTTCTATGTATTTAATTCTATTCGCAACTGAAGTAAACTCTTCTACAGAAACGACAGGGGCAGGAGCCATCATCATTCCTTTGGCGACTGCTCTGGCCAGCATATCTTCGCCTAAAGTTTGATTATTCGTTGCTGTTACATTAATAGGTACACCTCCACCCATCATATTGAAGGATGATAGGATAGGGGCGAACATGGACGTAGCTTTGGCAGTTATAACGGATTCTCCATTCGACAATTGTGCCGGAATACTGTCGCTCGTTCCTGTCCCCGGTCCTGTAACCAAACCACCTTCTGCAAATTTAGCACTTTTTACTATCTTAACAGCATTTGCAATGTTAGAAAGGATTGTTGCAATACCTGATGCCATTGTAGCTATACCAAGAATACCTTTCCCTGATTCAGCGGATACCATTTTTGCGATCGCCTTACCTGAATTGATGGCGATCTCTGCCAAAGCCAACATTTTGCTTGCCATAGCAAATCCTCTGTCAGACTCCCCAATTTGTTCTGTGAGAGCTACAAGGCCATTTGTCACCTGTTCCATTGCTTCATATTTAGCTTGTTCTATTTCAATCTCCTTATCGCTCAGTTCTTTTTTGGATTCCAGATAAGCATTCTGTGCTTCCAGCTTGCGAAGATTGAATGCTTCTATACTTTCACCTTCCATTTGCTGCAGGCTATCGAGCTCGGCTTTCTTTTGTTCCATCCTTATACGAAGAATTTCCTCTTCGTTATCATATGCTTGTGCGATTTCCGTTTCAAAGCGTATGCGCATGGCTTCCTGTTGCTTGTTGATAATATCCTGCTCATGAACTGTTGCCAGTTCGTCTATCTTGGTATTGTACTTTGCTTTAATGGCCAGTTTCATTTCTTCGGTTTGTTCTGTGCTGGTAAGTTCCGCCTCTTGTTGTGCTTGTAATTGTTGTATCTTTAACTGATACTCCTGCTCGCTGCCTTCCTTGACCGATTCCAATTGCAGGGATATCATTTTTAAACGGTTCTCCAGTTCTTTTTTCAGCTCCTCATCGGACAACTTGCTAAGCTCCATAGATTTTTGTTGTTCCAAAGCCTTTATTTTGGCGTTGATGGCTTCACGAGCCTTAGCGGTAAGGTTCTCTTCTTGCTTTAAACTGATTTGCAAATCCTCAATCTGCCGGGAATAGTTCAATTCAATCTCTTTCCGTGCTTGTTCTCTCTTGTCTTTCACTAAGGCAAGCATAGCATCTTCTGCTGCCCTTACTGCTTCCAGTTCTGTTTGCTTTGCTTCCTTTGCTTTGTCTGCACCTTCCTGGCGGATAGAGTTTAGGGTGTTTTGCTGCTCTGTCTGACGGCCGTAACTATCTTCCATTAGCTCCTGAAGTTCGTTGAATTGGTCACGGAACACTTTAAGGTCTTCTATCGTACTATCTGATAATCCAAGTTTTCCTATTACTTCATCGGCTGTAATATCACCAGCTTTAATCTGCTCCATCAACTTGCGTACTTCATTGTTCATCTCGGTAAATCCAAGGGTGTTAGCCAGTCTTGCTTCTGCTAGTTCTGTCTGTACGGCAAGGTCCTTCTTCTCAATTTCCGCAGCTTTTTCCGCAGCTTTAATACGTTCCTGTGTGGATAGGGTTTGGTCATCTGCAGCTTTTTTCAGCTTCTCAATTTCAGCTCGGTTAGAGGCACGTGACATGGACAGCATGACTTCCCTCTTGTCTATCTCATTCAAGACTTCTGCCAGCTTCCACGCCTGTTTGGTTTCATTGACTATTTCATCACCGATACCAGCGAATATGGATTTGGCATCATTCCCCGCCTGTTTGAAGTTCCCGGTAAACAGATTCACTAAAGCACTTCCCAACTTGCCTGCCCGGTCTATTAAGACATTTACAGTGGCACCCAGAGCCCCCATTATTTTATTGGCTGCTTCCATGCCCTTCTGTGTTTTGGTGAACCATGATACCAAAGATCCTAAAGCTACAATTAATACTCCAATACCAGTTCCAAGTAGAGCAACTTTCAACAGTTTCAAAACTCTAATCCAGCCGGTTGTGGTGGTCGAAACAGTAAGCATTTCTGTTTTTACTCCAGACAAATAATTTCTTACTCCACCCAAGGAGGTCACCATTACATTTATCTGCTGCACGAACGGGATATTGGCATTGGCGGCTTCCATTATAGCTTCCTTGTAATTGCCAACATTTCGGTAATACCGCTGTGTCTCTTCTTCAGCGCCCTTTAGAGCATCAGTAACCTCATTAATCTTATTTTTCAATTCTGTGCCGCTAGCACCTTTACGTTCCGCTTCGGATAAAGCATCGTATTCAGCCGTTAGGTTTGACAGTTTGGCACGGAGAGAAACAAGGCTGTTTTCTTGTGCCTTCTCCTGCTTGAGCTGATTTTGCATTGTTTTCGTTATAACACGTATCGAATCATTACAGTCGTTGATATAGGCTTTAGATGCCGCCATTTCTTCATTGTACTGCTGCCTTTTTATGTCTCCAGCCTTTAACTGTTCCTTCAGTTTCGCCTCTGCTTCTTTGGCTTTGTCGATTTTTGTCTGATACTCGGCTATAGCTTTGATAGCCTCATTATAATTCACTTTGATATCAAGTATCTTTTCTACTTTGTCTGCCATAATTAATCCAATTGAAAAAGTTTACATTCGCAAATACCTGTTTTCTCTGCTTTTATTGATATGACTGCGTAATATTTTCCATATTGGGCCAGATAAACAGGTACAGACATATCCAAGTTTCGTAATTCATGATCTCTGATTTCTACCAGCTCGGTAATAATCTTAGGTTCTCTGATATATTTCTGATAAGATTTGTAGTTGTTTTCAATAATAGTGTTCCAGTCCAGACCGTCAAAAGTTGCTGTATTGTCGTTCTTTAGGACCAGTAGTCTGGGATCTGTACTTTCGTTATATTGTAAAGCTCCGTCAGATGTATAGGAATATATCGGGATAGTTGCGATTCCACCTTTCATTTCAGACGCTGCGAAAGGCAATGTCAGCGTTTCCTGTTCATATTCCAAAGTCTTATCGTCAACGTATATGATTCCATTGTATTTGTTTTTGTCGTCATTTTTCCATTTGTATACATTCCTTTGAGAGAATCCGTCAATTTTGAAAGATATATTTTTAGGACGGTTTGCACTATATGAGGCGATAACTCTTTTGGTCCAGTTCAGAGCTTTGGTCTTATTTTCTATGATGGTATCAATAGGAACGAAGCTTACGATATTTCCATTGCCGGGAATGGCAAAAGTTCCACAAATAGATGCTATAGCTTTGATAAAGTCTATCTGTTTTATATCAGGTAGATTTGGAACATAATAGAACCGGGAGTTTGCTTCATCAGTGTCTTTCAAATAGACAGTATCTCGCATCGTTATTTTGACATAACTTCCTTCTTCTATTGTATAATTCCCCAATTCTGCATAAGGATCGTACAGTATAGCGCTGAGTTCCTCTGTATCTCCTGGATTAAACTCCCCATCTATAGCGAAAGAATACTTGTATTGATTTTCTTGTAATAAGGATATACTCGGATTACACCTGAATTTCAACTTGCTGGTTATGGATTCTTTGTTCCGTATATCGAAAGAAACACCATATTCACCTGAACTTTGCGGTTCCTGGCTAGTATTGACTATTATATTGATAGTTCCAATAATTCTAAGGGGTACGTTCTCTTTCTGCGGCTTGAATCCGATTACCTTGCCTGACGAATCTTTTGTTATAGCCACATAATAGTCAGATCCACTTTCCACAAATTGGAATATTTTGAGAATCCATCCTCCTGGAATATTATATGGAGATATTCCGTCATTTGTTAAAGTTGTAGTGCGAGCTTTGATTTCTTTTGGTGCGCTATTTCTTGAAAGCAATGGAATAACTAAAGTTTTCAACAGTTCGTAGTGTTGTTCTTGGAATTTAAAGGTGATATCGGCATCAGCTTCTATTTTGTTCAAAACCCACATAGCTGTAACCACAGGGTGATACCAGGCAGCCGGCTCATCATTTTTAAAGCCATAATCAATTTTAGGTATTCGGGGCGAATTGTCTCCTTTCTTCCAAATGATGTAATCTTCGTTTTCTGTCCTGCCGTACGATAAATCCTGCAATGTCTTGTTGTCATTTACAATTTCTGCAAATTTAGAAACATTGCCCCATGTCATGGCTATATCTATGGTTTCGGATATTTCTATAAGAATGACGCTGGCGTCCGATATGATTTCAATCCCATTGCGCAAATAGCGTCCTTTGTGGTTGATACGAGCATATTGTGCTGAATGGGATGGGAGATGCGCATAATTAATCACATGACAGTTGTTGACTGTCAAAGGTAGCTTGATGGAGTATGTGTTGTTGCTTGTGATCTTGCTTACATCGCTAAAAATATTACTTCTAAAATTCAATGTGATATTGGTACTTTCATTAATATCCATTGCTTTGTTATCTATGAATAGTAGTTGTTCTGTCATAAGCTCTGCACGTTAGTTTCAGGTAATATAATGTTCGCTTCAAAGTCTTGCAGTGATACCCGCTGTTTGACGAAATTTCCCACAGACACATTTACGGCCATCCATCTGGCGTTACCGTTATCATCATAGCCCATGAACATATCAACAACAGGAGATGTGGCCATTTGGTAAAGGAAGTCATAAGTTATGCTGTCTATTAATGGAGCGCATACGGGAAGTGTCGTTTCTTCCATTTTCCTTTGCTTTCGTCCGCTACCTCCATGGTATCCGTTCTTGTAACTGTAATCCTGCATATTGTTTCTGATGAACTCTCCGTCATTGGATACCTGCGAAGTCTCGTCTCCTTGCATGAATAGCCAGTAACACCACATTCCATGGCGGTTGATCCATCTCAAGTATATTCCACAGTCTGAATTGTCAACCTTACAAGTGATCTTTGTGGCCATATTGAGCAGCCCTCGGAAGGTGAAATCAAAGGTGTGGTCAAAAACAGATGCTGCCGTATTACTTCCAGGTAGATAAAATTCCACCCTGTCTGAAGCATCTATTCCAGCAAGAATGATATTCCATGCATTTTGTCCTGATAATGCGATAGGGGAGCTTTCGGAACCATCTATAGTTACTTTTACATTCCCTGATGTTGCAGAGTATAAGCCTACAGAGAATGGGTAGTTTTTGAACCATGTCAGCACTCGGCTTCCATTATACAGCTCTCCAACCTTACTGGCTCCCCACAATATGAATACGTTGAACTGGAAGCTGTTTTCAAGTGTTCCTGATTCGTTATACATATCAAGCTCTATGCTAAACAGACGTCCTAACTTACTATCTTCGGCGTGAGTTGACTTGTAATCGACTTCTCTGTATTCGTCAAAATAGCTCTGCGTATAGAATGATAGGTCAAAGAAGCAGGAACCACCGAACGTCGCTCTGTTCTCTCTGTCTGATGTGGCTGTGGTGGTGTCCGTTACCGTTGCAGTAACAGATTGATAGTTTCCGCCAAGGATATTTATTATCACAGGATTAAAGCAGAATCCTATTTGGTCAGGATATTCAATTGTTGTATTATCTATCGTATGTGTTCTCATTGTCGAAATTCAGATTTATATGTTCAACTTCTGTTTCATATATAGCCGATACCCTGCTAGCTATATTGTCCACGGTATTTTCTAGATCACGGGAATAGATTTCCTCATGTTTTCTGTTTCGGTATAGTTCCGTTCCTTCCTTGGCTATCTTTCTAGCGACAAGGTAGGCGAAGGAATCGGGCTTCTTTACTTGTATACCCTTATCTTCCACCCATTGGCGGATAATCTTGTAAAATCCTTTCGGAACGTTCCCTGGTCCACGTCCGGTTTCTAGTACAGCGAATGCCTGCCTGCCCCACAAAACGCCTCCGTCCTCCGACATTTCTACTTTCAGACTGCCCTTTGTCCTTCCACTGGCTACTTGTCCGGCTGCTTCATGGTTGGCTATAATTCGCTTGCGTAACGCTTCCAGCTCTTCACCTATTATCCTTAGGGTTCCGGCTTTAGTTTCTGCTGCCATATACAATCTCTTTCACGCTCTTGTTGCAAATAACAGTACCCATTATCTCTTCTAACTTAAGTTGGATAACTATTCCGGTTACATTAACATCCAGCTTGTCATAGAAAACAGAATAAGGGATATCTCCTGATATTTCTTTGAACATCCCACTCCTGTTCAATAGCAATATGAATTCTTTGGCTTTATTCTTGCATCCTTCTATCACTGCATCATTTTCTGTGCCATCAAAATCGAACTTGGTTTTATCCATGAATGCCATCATACAGTTAGGGCAGTCTCTTAACTGCTGTCTGCCTAGATTAAAAGTTCCGCTTACAGGAAGGAGATTAAGCACTGCCGGCAATTTAATCTTGTCCAGTCTTATATTGGCTGTTTGCCAGTTGTCAAAAAGGTAACTTACACCCTCCATGGAGTCTACTATCTTTTTAATTTTTTGCTCTACCGTCATTTCTTCTTACTTAATATGTTTCTTAATCTACGTTCGAATCTTACTCTTTTGGCGTCCATGTCAAGACATTTATATACTCTGACCCATGGCACGCTGTCTACTTCTGCATGATCAGTGATACCCATGCGCTGCGCATAGTAATCAATCATGCCGAAAGGTCCAAAATTTAGCAATTCGGATCCTGCTTGCTTCTCTTCGGGTGTGGGTGGTACATTAGTCGACGCGAATAGTTTATTTATTCGTTCAACTTCTTTGGCCACCCATTGTACGAATCCCAGTACATCGCTAGCTGGAAGTTGGGATATATAACGTTTACTCAGCCCCATCAGTACAGTACAGGGAACGAACAAGATATCGTGTTCTGTTTCGATGGATTGCAGTTGCATCAGTTCTCCCATATTTATGTCGTTTAGGGTATTTGGTGTCTTATACTGCCCTAGTTGATAAGGTTTTCTCAGTTCATCCAACTTGGTCCTGATAACCTCAGGTTCGATGGCAATGCTGCTTATTGTCAAAAATTCTTTTACTGTCATATCTTTCCTATTTTTGCTTTTGGTCGTTTGGGTGTTGGTTTGATGCGGAATATCATTGCCATTATCAGCATATCAAGGTAATCTGTGGAATGACCTAATATTTCTTTCATTTTTTCTTTGCTGATTATTCCTTTCTTCCGTGTGTCTGCATCAATATGTGCTTGTTTGAGAACTGACAATTCTTCAATGATCCGTTCCCGCTGTGCTTCCGTGCATACGATACGAAGCAATCGATTGTTAATCATCTCAGCCAGTTTGAAGGCACACTCTGATTTCAAATTGTCAAATTCAGGATTAATAGGTCGTGCTCCTCCATGAAACTCCTTGATACCGTTCAGATAGCTTTCAAGATAGTTCCCCAATCCGTCAGAGTCCGCAATCATCTTACTACGAGGAATAGAGCATTCTATCATCATCCGCTTCAGGTCTGTTTCAATGGATTTTCCAGTACTGTATTCCTGATCCAGTTTGATAAAACACACATTCCCTTTCCAATGACCGGCGATAAATCTGTCTCGTCCCTTCATTGCAAGGTCTGCAGAACCGGTAGATTCACCTGCAGGAGCAATGAACTCATTCGTGAACAAGTCACAGATAGCGTCGTAGTTACACAGGGCAGTCGGGTCATTATCATACTCCCAATTGCCGAAATATAGGCGTTCCTTTGTTACCCGGTCTTTTGTGTTCCGAAGACTTTCGATGTAGTCTTCTGTTGCCCAAGGATTATCCTGCACCAAAGCTTGGATAAAAGCATAAGGAGCTTGTAATTTGTCTTCTTTCCAGGGCTTGTAGAATTCACGGTATAGCCAGTTTTTCTTTGGGTTGCAGGTGATAAGTATCTTTCCGGGTACATGATATACATCGTTCATGTGGCGGCCGATACGGGTTTTCAAGACTTCGAAGGCAAGGTAGTGTACTTCACCAGCTTCCTCTATCCATCCTCCTGTATATTCCTTAGACCCCAATCGTTCATACATCGGATCTTTCACCGGATAATACGTCAAGTCAATATAAACGATTTCACTTCCGTTGTCGAAGGCTATCCCTTCATTTGTTGTCTTGTATGCCGTGAAGCTGTGAGAAGATGCTACCTTATTGAAGGTCACGGTAACGGACTCACGGCTATCCTTCAAATTATTTCGGCCAACAAACCAGCGAGTACCGGGAAGATAGTAGGCACATTGCATCAGCCATTCACAGCCTAGCCATGATTTACCACCACCTCCGGCACCACCATACAATAAAAATTTCGTTTTGCTGTCACGAAGTGTAGATACTAATTGAAAAGTGCGCCAATATTCCAGTTGAAAATTGCGCCACCATAGGATAAGTATAATGACCTT